GTAAAACAGAATCGTATTGTTTTTTGAGTTTTTTAACATAGTCAGGGTTATCTAAGAAATGATTCAATTCATATGTATGTGATAGGATTTGCATACAAGAATTTACAAAGCAAGTATTGCCTAGATTGGCTAAACCTGTGAGTCCATTGTTTGTTTCTTTTAAATTCTCCATACCGTTATTATCATTTTATTTCTAAGTGCAAAAAAAATAATAATTTATTTTATACAAATACATTATTTAGCGATATGTCGGAAAATAGATTGAATATGAATAGCGACGAACGATTTTTATTCACATATTATTCACAATTGTATACAGATACGATTCATAGAATAAATACATTGCAAGATACGGCGAATCAGATTCGGGATATTTTGGATCATATATCTTGTGTAGACAGAAGAAGTCGACATCGACATTCGTGGAGACATCGTGAGAGAAATATAGAATCGTTTCGTGAAACACCTACTAGACAAAGACCTCTTCCCAATCCTGTTCTTCCCAATCCTGTTCTTCCTAATCCTGTTCTTCCTAATCCTGTTCTTCCCAATCCTGTTCTTCCCAATCCTGTTCTTCCCAATCCTGTTCTTCCTAATCCCAATCCCATTCTTTCCAACGAGAGAATAACTCGCCGTTGTTTGTTCTCGGAAATAGAAGAACCATTGAATACAGTTTGCCCCATCTCTCTCGAACGCTTCGAAGAAACAACGGAAGTAATACAGATAAATCACTGTCGTCATTTGTTTCGCCCTGCTTCTATTCTTTCTTGGTTCGAGAGAAGCACTCGTTGCCCTGTTTGTAGATATGATGTACGAGGTATACAAGAAGATACCGATCTCCACTATTTATCACAGATCACGGATCAATTGATACAACAGATATTTCCATCTCATTCTACCACCCTATGGAGAGATGCACAAACAGATGCATCCGGAAATTTTATATTTATGTCTTCTCGAATTTTACACCCTTGAAGTATCCAATCAAATAAAATATTATAAAAAAGGATGTAAAGATGCACCATTACTTGTCATAATATGCCTACAAAACGCTGGAAAAAATTGATAAAGGAAATAGAAAAAGAAAAAGAAACAACAACAATGGAAGAATTAAACACAGATATTTATTCAGTCAATTGGGAATCTGTTTTTGAAAGAGAAATTACCTTTGTTACCGAAACATTTGTATTTGTCTATCGCGCTACCAGTATTTATATTGTATGGATTTGTCTTCATTATGGAGTTGCTCATTTATACGCCAATTGGTGTGCTCCTCTGGGATGGTGGGGATTTTTGTATTCCCCTTTCTTAGCAGCGAGTCCTCAATGTAGAGCATTACAATGGGTGATTTACAATGGAGGGAATACAATGGAATATATGTGGGCAACACTTGGATTGTGGTTACTTACGAAAATAATAGTTAGAAAATAAATAAAAAATAAAATCTTATAATATATGTATTTTGCTATTATATGTTTTATGTTTGTACATACCGTTTTTTCTTTAGACCAAATGGATTATTATAAAAAAATAAATGGTATCAATGAAATTCTGTGGATCAATATGGATCGTAGTGTGGATCGACTTGCTCGTATTGAGGAAGAATTATCACATATCGATATTCCAAACAGAAGAATACAAGCAGTAGATGGATTATCAGACGATGTAGCGAGTTATTTTTCTATACATAACGAACCCACACATATTACTACTGGTGAAACTGCTTGTGTATTATCCCATTTTAAAGCAATACATTCTTTGACAAATGCAGAAGGAGATTATTTCCTTATTCTGGAAGACGACTCCACTTTTGAAAATGTAAAATATATCCCTTTTACCCTCGAAGAAATTATACGAGACGCACCACCCTTTGATATATTGAAAATACACAGTTGTGATAATTCTGAACAAACAGCAATATATCAATTATGTACCAATCGGTGTTGTTGTTCTGCTAGTGCTTATGTCATTTCACGATCTGGAATTCAAACATTCCAAGAAAAAATACCCTATAAGGAAAATGTCTTTGTAATGAATTATAAAGATATAGAACCAGCTGATTTTTTTTTATTTTATACATTAAAAACATATACTTATAAATATGCTTATATAACTACAAGAGATCTTGATAGTACATTACATACAAATCATATCGAAAGTTATCATAAGCCAGAAAATAGACGGAATTTGAATAAAATAAAAAAGGATTTTGGATTTTAAATTAACATCAATGGCTTTTGGGATGGTAAAGATGCAATATACCATCATAAATATGATGCACTGTTGAGTGAACAGATTGCCACATTTTTCAAGAATGAACAGGTTGAAAAAATAGCGGATTTTGGTTGTGGAACTTGCGAATATGTTAAAAAAATGAGGGAATATAATATATCCGCCTTCGGTTTGACGGTAATCCAGAAACACCATTTTTAACAGACAAGAACAGTCTTTTCCAGATACATTTGATTGGATTGTATCATTGGAAGTGGGTGAACAAATACCTAAAATATATGAAGATGTATTTATTGATAATTTACATAGAAATAATAAATATGGAATGATTCTAAGTTGGGCAATTCAAGGTCAGGGTGGTGATGGTCATATAAACGAACAAAGCAATGAATATATCAAATCAAAAATTTGCAACTTAGGTTATACGAATGATATTGAAATGGAAAACCATCTACGAAGTGTATCGACATTATGGTGGTGTAAAAATACTATAATGGTATTTAGAAAAAATACATAACGTTTTTTTTCGTACTATATATATTCTATTTATAATATATATGTTTTTATTTATAAACACACTGTTTTTGATTCCCTTTTTATGTAGTATCTTTTCACATAAAATCATTGCACAAAACAATGATGATCATTATAAAAAAATAAATGGCATCAGTGAAATTGTATGGATCAATATGGATCGCAGTGTGGAACGACGTGCTCATATGGAAGAGGAATTGTCTCATATCAGCGTTCCGAATCGGAGATTTGTTGCTATCGATGGTACAAAAGACAATCTACAACAGTATTTTTCTATAGATAACAAAAATACATATAAATTATATACTGAAATAGCTTGTACCTTGTCTCATTTATTAGTGATTGCATCATTAAAGAATGTAGAAGGCGATCATTTTCTTGTTTTGGAAGATGATGTTACTTTTGAAAATATGAAAATATTACCCTTTACACTGGAAGAAATTATTCGAGATGCACCATCTTTTGATATTTTACAAATACATAGGATTTCTGGACATAAAAATGATCTTTATAATAAATGGATATACGATTGGTCTACAGCTGCTTACATTATATCAAGACAAGGTATCCAAAAAATCACCGAAAAAATACCATTTATCAATGATATGTTTCAATATGATATGAAAAATATTGTAGAAGCAGATACATTTCTTTTTGAATCAGTGAATACTGTAACATACAAATATAATATTCTTCAAACAACAGATGAAGATAGTAATATACAAAATCATATGAATTCACATAGATCGAATACCCAATACCATAAAGAATTAATTATATCTGATTTTTTATAAATGTTGCGTTAGAAAATGTATTATGTTTGTATATTTATTATTCTTTTTTTAGTATACAATAATGTTTTTGATAAAAGGATTGTTTTTGTTATACTTTTTTTTAAAAACAAATATAGCTGAATTGATTCCACAAGAGGACCATTATAAAAAAATAAATGGCATCAGTGAAATTGTCTGGATCAATATGGATCGCAGTGTGGAACGACGTACTCATATGGAAAAGGAATTGTCACATATCAGCGTTCCGAATCGGAGATTTCCTGCTATTGATGGTATAAAAAACAATTTACAAAGGTATTTAAAAATATATAATAAAAACCCAGTAAATAACGAGATACATAGAAAACTTTCAAATGCAGAAATTGCCTGTACCTTGTCTCATTTATTAGCGATTGAATCGTTGAAGAATATAAAAGGCGATTATTTTCTTATTTTGGAAGACGATATTATTTTTGAAAATATGAAAATGATTCCTTTTACTCTGGAAGAAATTATTCGAGATGCGCCTCCGTTTGATATCTTACAAGTAGCAAAAACATTAACGAGTAATTATAGATTTTCATATCTATATGAAGTATGGAAAGCCAATAACCCAACCTTTTGGGGAGCTTTTGCTTATGTTATTTCGAGAAAAGGTATAGAAAATATAATACATAATACAAAAAAAAGAAATATATATAGAGACCCATCAGATTATTATTTATATATTCATTCTAATGTATATACTTACAAATACAATATTGTATCATATTTAGAAATAGATAGTACAATACATTTATCTCATCATAATATTCATAAAAATAGTAATTCTTTCCAATTGCAAGTTATAAAGGAAGATTTTCATTTATAATTGGATAAAATATGAATAATCTTCATATCATTTCGCATTGTTATTTATAGGAAAGAATCGTGTAATACTCTGATCCGCGTCTCGTAAAAACTCGTCGAACAACAAGGCTTTAACTTCCTTGTTTTTCAATGTTTCTATCTTATCCGCCGCCTTTTCTGGATCGGTTTCTCCCTTTTGTATCGCCTCTATCTCTTTTCTGAATTTCGCTATCTTGGCTCGTTTTCCTTGCATTTCCCACAGTTTCTCGAGTACCAAGGCCATCAACTGTTGCACTGGTTTCATTATTTGGTTGCTTATATAAAATGAATAATCGAGCTTGAGACCTTTTTCTATCACAAAAGCGGGTGTCTCGATTCGGTCTCCTTGCAATGCTTTTTTGTCTTTATTACAGAAATAGACATACGGAATACGATCACCGGGATTCGGTTTGTTTCCCGGATCTCGCTCCGTCATTCTGTCAGCAAGTACTTTGTGTGATATCTGTTTCGGATTTTTGTATCCTGATCGTAGCGATTTACTGATAATCAGTTTCTCCATTGGGTATTTTTCCTGGACCAGATTTTGCAAGGAGGATCGAAGAAAAGTCACTGCTTTTCCTATATCTTGTTCCTTCATCAATATATCAATAATACTACCATAGACTTCTTTTACAATCGGTGCATTGTCGCGACGTTTCAATACGATTCCCATCTCTTTACGTTTGCATTTGTTTGGATCCATCTCGTACAACATTCCCACATACCGCTTTTTGGACAACAAA